GTCGGTGATCCAGCCGAGGGACTCGGCGGGAAACGAGATGCGTTGGGTGGCGTTGTGCTTGATGCCCTTACGCTCAAAGAGGTTGCCACGTTCAGATCGAATACAATTAAACCGCCAAAGTTTGCTAAGAGGCTTGTGTCTGCTGCGAAGGTATACAACAAAGCCTTGCTAGTGATTGAGCGGAACAACCACGGACATACTGTCATTGATCGCGCAAAGGATGAGTACGGTAATTTATTCATGGAAAAGAAATTTGATCGCAAAAAGAATAAGACGACAAAGCGTCTTGGTTGGCACACGAATACCGCTACAAGAAATCTTGCGCTTGATATGTTCGAAGAGCTTGTTGAGGATGAGTCATTTATTCCTAGTTCTGCTATACTCAAGAAAGAAATGATGAATTTTATTGTAAATGAAAAGGGTAAACGCGAAGCAAAGGTTGGAAAGAATGACGACGTTTTAATGTCTGCTGCAATCGGTGTCAAAGTGGCGATGATGCCTAAGAAATCATTTACGGTCTGGGGTGTAAAATAAAATTTACTGGTAAAAGCGTTTAACTATGGCAAAAAGAACATGGCGACGGGTACTCCAAAAGCAATTCAAGGACATTGCTAAATGGATGTCTGATTCGCTCGATATAAAGTCGAGAGGTGAGATGTATCAAGGCAGTTCCTTGAGATCGACATACATCGGATTTTCCGATAGGCGGATCAGCGTCAATACGTTCTACACGGTTTACCGCAATCACGGTGATTTGTTTGCGGTTGTCCGTGAGCTTTCAGAGAACACGGGGTCATCAGGTTTCAGATGGTTAAATAGTGATGATCCAGATGCAGAGCCAAATCCGCAAGAGGTTGAATTAGCAAATCAGGTTTTTAACAAAAAGCAGACGTTCAGACGTTGGAAATCTGAGCTGTTGCAAGCGTGGGCAATCACAGGGAATGCCTATGTTTTGATTGAGAAAGGCGCAGGGTCACAGCGTCCTATTTGTTTATCGTTCCTTGATCCTCGAACGGTGAGTGTTGTTACTGACAAGCACGGGAAAATCAAGAAGTGGTTCCAGCGTGTAAAGGGTAAGATGCAGGATTACCAGCCTGACGAGATTGCACATTTCATGTCGCAGCGTGATCCAAACAGTCCCGTATTTGGCCTGTCTGCTATGGAGCCTATTTTCTGGGATGTACGCACAGACCAGTCAGCCATGATTTCTAACTACATCTTCTTTGAAAATGATGCGATTCCAGCAGCACATTTTATTATTGATGAAGAGATGACAGATCAAGAACAAGAGCGCGCTGTAAAGGAATTACAAAGAGAGCTTAAGGGTTCAGAGAATCGACACAAGAGCCTAGCTATTAAGGGCGTGAAGGACATTAAACAGATTTCCGTATCCCCGAAGGATATGGAGTTTCACGTTTTGCGTCAGTTCACAACGGAGAAGATTTGTAGTGCTTACGGTGTTCCAAAAGGGATCATCGGCTACACAGACGCAATCAACTTGTCTAATGGGCAGGAGCAGACGCGCAAGTTTTGGACAGGAACAATCCAACCACTCGAAGAAACGCTTGAGGAGTTTATTAACATTACGATCCTGCCAAAGCTGGGCATCCAGAACATCAAAATCAAATTCAATGAACGGTCATTTGAAAACTTCCAAACAGAGGCCAGCACGCGCGCTGACCTTGCTATGGGCGTTATGACGATCAACGAGATTCGAATGCGTCGTGGTCTTGAACCACTCGATGATGCAGTAAATGGAGAGTTCGTCGATAAGCCGATGATCTATAACGGAGCAGGTGTTATTTCTCTTGAGGATGTCGGTGTCGATATTGAGGATTTACCACCAGCAGACCTTGAAGATGCTGCCGAAAGAGAGATTGCTAATATCAGGGCAAAAAGTGAAGATTACATGTATGGCCGAAAAACTGACGGAAAAAACGATTAATAACGCCATCGCCTACTACGAAGATTTGATTGTGGGGCTAAAGCGGTTTGATGGTCGCTTCAGAACGAGGCAAGAGAGCCGTGCGCGTAAACGATTAAAACGGCTCTTTGATCGTCAAATGCAGTGGATCATCAGAAACATGGAAGAATTGTCGCAGTTCATTGAACCACAGGAGTCATCAGTTGTTCGTATTGAGCGCAAGCGGTTTGATGCTGAGATTGGTGAGCTTGTTGATGAACTTCCTTTTGATAACCAGATAGCTGAGGTCGTTGTCACTGCTGCTGGAGCGTCGTATAAAAAAGGCGCACGCAGAACGTACAATCAATTTAGACTGGGAACGTTTGGAATAGCATTTGATCTGGTCAATCAAGATGCGGTTGCATATCTTGCAGCGAAACGTTCTCTGCACCTTTCGAACAACAAGGGAAGCATTGCGAGAACGACAAAAAGACGCATTATCAAGATTCTCACAGATGCAGCACAGACGGGAAAGAGTTATAATGAAACCGCAAAACTCATACAGGCGCAGGGGAAGGCTGGCGTGTTCTCACGCGCACGAGGTAAACTGATTGCAGTTCGTGAAGTTGGTTTGGCATACGGTGAAGGTAATTTAGCTCCCGTTCGACGGCTAAGCTCCGAGACTGGCGCAATCGTTCAGAAGCAATGGATCACTTCAGGAGATGACAGAGTGACAGACGAATGCGCTGCGAATGAAGCGCAAGGATGGATAGACCTAGAAGCGTTTTTCGACAACACGGGAGCGCAAGAGGTCGCACCACGTTCGGATCATCCTCGTTGTCGTTGTGACACGGGGTACAGAGTCGTAGATACAGAGGGGAATCCTGTTTAATAAAATTGATCTGCTATAATTAAAAAAAATATCTATGCAAACCAAACCATTTCATTTTCAAATGGCGGTTAAGACGGTCGAAGATGTCAAAGACGATGGCTCAGTAGTCATTAGCGGATTTGCATCTACACCAGACGTTGACCGTTATAAAGATATTGTGGAACCAGAGGCTTTCAAAGATGCTCTGGAAATGTTCATGAAGAATCCTGTCTTGTTACGGAGCCACGATGCAGCCCGGCCCGTGGGTTCTGTTACTTCAGCAGTCGTGACAGACAAAGGGTTAAAGATCACTGCGACTGTCATCGACAAACAGACCGCAGAAGAGATTCGTGACGGGCGAATGCGCGCGCTTTCGATTGGGTATATTCCTCATGTCGTTGTCTTGATGGTTCAAGAAGACGACGGGTCATTGAGAGAGTTCAATCAGAAGACGGACAGCGTATTTGATCCACAAACGGTTCACGTTATTAAGCAACTCGACCTTGTTGAGATTTCAGTTGTCGCTACTCCAGCAAACGGAAATGCTCTATTCACTGTTGAAAAATCTATTAAAAAAGCAGTCAATACGATTGTTTGTAAATCATTTGGCATGTCCGTAAAGGATGCCGATAACGATGAAGATTCTATGGACAAAAAAGACAAAGACAAGGAAGAGGAAGTTTTAGAAGAGAATGAAACGAAAGAGAACGAGGATGAGGAAGAAAAGGATGTAGATGCTGCCGAGGGCGATGATGAATCAACCGAAGAATCTGAAACGTCCGAAGAAACGGATGTGGAAGAGGCTGAAAACTCTGATGAGGACTCAGAGGCGGATGACGCAGAAGGTGAAGCCGAGGAGAAATCCACGGATGAAGCCGAGGAAGCGGATGCCGATGCCGAACCGCAGACGGACGAAGATGATGACGATTCTGAGGCTGAAGACGCTGAAGAAGAGGAGGAGGAAGACGAAGAGGAAGAAGGTGAGGAAGATGAAGAGAGTGACGAAGAAGACACAGAAGAAAAGGCGGTTGTCGTTTCTTCTAAGGACTTTAAATCACTCGGCGCAGTTGCACAGCTTGGTCTTATTCGTGAGGCAGACGGTGATGAGAAGGTCGCGGATATGAGTAAAGCTGCAAAGAGCGTTATCCTTGCACTTGCTCAAAAGACAGAAACTCTCGTTGACAAGCTCGATCAGTTTTCCGAGAAAAAGCCATTGGCTGTTCACGGTCAACTAAAAGATGGAGAAGAAGACGAAGGGAATGACAGTAAATCTGGAAAGACCAAAAAGAAGCTCACTTATGGGCGTTCTAAAAAGGTAAGTCCACAATTTGCGGGGCTATTTGGACAACTTAACTAAACAAATATGCGTACAAAAACACGAAAACGAAAGAAAACGTATCTTGATAATCTCTTCAAGCAGACTGGAGGGATGGTCACGATTCAGTTAGAGCAACGTGACGCGATGGAGTGGGTGCAGCACTCTATGGCTGGCTTGCAAACAAAAGCTGACGAAGTAATGCACAGCGGAAATACTGGAGCGGGTGAGGAGTTCATTCCAGCGGAAGAGTTCGCAGAGGAAATTGTTGATATTCTTCCTAGCCGTTCACAACTCTTGCCACTTTTGCCAGGTAATCACGGCGTGGGGCTTCCACAGAAACTAACGACTGCCGTTGTTGGTGTATCTGTTGGAGACTTGGAGTTTGAAGGAAAAGGAGAATGGACGACTGGAACCGCTTCTGAAACAGAAGACGACCACAGTCAGCAAAAAGCAACGACAAAGAATGTAAGCCTTACACAAGCGTCTTTCATTCTTGAAGTAGACATCTCTGACGAGCAGCTCAAATACAATGCCGTAAATACTGAACGATATGTCCGAGAACGTATCGCGAAGGGAATGGCGTACACAGTAGACTCGCTTATCATCAACGGAGACAGCGAAACTGGTGCAACTGGTAACGTGAACCTTGATGACGCAGCACCACCATCATCAAAGCACTACTTGAAAATTGACGGTGGTATCCGTGAGCGTGCTATTAACGGGTCATACACAAAGGACGTTGGAACACTTGCTGCTTCTGACTACTCCGACATTCTCTCTGTGATGGGTGAATATGGTGTCTTCCCTGAAGATTGTCTATTCATTCAAAGCACTTCTGTAACGCACAAAACTCGAACTCTTGAAGAGCTTGAAACGGTTGATAAGTTCGGGCCGAATGCAACAATCGTTCGTGGAACGGTTGGAAAGGTTTACGGAACAGACATCTTGTCTCATCGTGCCGTTAAGAAAACAGAAGCAGACGGAAAGATTTCTACAACTGGTGGAAACAACACAAAAGGTCAGATCGTTGCGCTTTACAAGCCAGCAGCTCAGTTCGGATCCGGGCAAGACTTCAAACTCGCAACGGACCGCCTTCCAGGTTAGGGGC